TTACGTTCACAGAAATTCATATCATCCCAGGCTTGATAGTCTAAGAACACAGGTTTGCGATCTGGATGGAACATACTGGCCAATTTTTTAACACCATAGTCATCACCGTATTGAATCAAAGTTCTCCAGACTAACCAAATGGCTTCTTTTAATCCATCGGCTGCATTACGAACAGCATTGTCTTGTATGATCTGATTAGGACCTAAAGCCATTGCTAATTTTTCACCGGAATTACCTGCTGCCATAACTTCAGGATTGAATACATCCTGTGGTTGTGTCATACCAATAATGGCCATTGTATCCTGTTGAATACGATTCATAGCCATGTCCATAAAACCTAAATTACCTGCTGGAGGTGGCACTGGATAAACGTCTGTCTGTGGATCAAACTTTTCATCTAAGATAAAAATAGCAGCTTCGCCATCTTGTAGCATTTCAAAATCTACTTTGTCAGGTTTAACACCTAAACGTGGAGTAGCTGTCAGTAGTCCTAACTGTATTTCTGCACGGTGTCCTGCTGTGGCATATTCCTGCATAGGCACAACAGATTCTGCAATGCTCATACCAAAGAAGTTGCCAGGCAATGGTTTAGGACACATATTGGCCACAGGAATAAATTCTACTTCCTTAGCTGAAATAATGTATTGACCAGAGAAAACAATTTCTACTAATTCTAATTCACCATCGCCGTCTATATCATAACGATCCCATACTGTTAAGATTGTGATCTGACGACTGTCTGGGTCCGCACCAACTCCGGATTCTACTGGTATGCCCATTACTGGCACACTATCACGAGCGTGGATAGCCAAATTGTTTAAGACCGAGCCGGCTTGATACGCACCATTTTGATTATACTCTGCGTGTTCCCGGAATTCCTCCATATGGTCTTGCAATTGTGGATACATTTGCACAGCTTCCTGTATGGACATTGGGTCATAGAAACCACAGAATGCCTGATCCTTCATTTGTTGAACAGTAGGATCACAGATCCAGTAATGTTGTGCAATATTGCGGAACTTGATATTCAAACTGTAGCCAGTTAGTTTATATCGGGCTGTGTAAATGGTATTGCGATTGATAGCATCACGTAGCATATCCTCGCCCGATTCTAATTCAATGTTGGGAGTTTCTGACTGATCTGGATGTTGGCCTGCATCTAATGCATCAATGCGACTTTGTAATTCTGCAGATCTCTGTTGTTCAGGTAGATTCTGCATAAATTGTTGTGTTTCTTTAAGAACCTGTTCCATATCAACTGATTTTTTACGACGATTTTGACGTAGATAAGTTAAACCTGATTCTTCTGCCTGTTGTTCAAATGCACGTAATTGATCTAAGGTGCCTTGTGTTTCTACATAACGCACAATAGTATCACGCTGTGGTAAAACCATTAGCATACCATTCTTGTGCAGCACAGCATCCATAATCCAACGTTGTAATATAAAATGTGGATCATTTTCCTCATTTAAAACACGGCTGACCATATTGGTAGCTTGATGTGCTGCTACAGAATCATCATCAGTGTCGGCTACAAATTCAAAATTGATTTCACCGTCTGGAGCAAGGCCTTTAGCAATAACCGCAGTGACATAATCTACACTGGGTTTAACCACAGGATGAATATAGTCAATGCCATTTACAGGTGCGGTAGAATCTGTTACTGCCAAACATAGATAATGATAATCGCTGGCACGATTTACTGCGTTTTTAGTGCCCAGGTAGCGTAGGTAGCTGGCACACTTAGTATCCAATTGGCCTTTTAGTTTGACGAAACGTGCCAACTGTGGATTGTTGGTATTCAGTTGCATCAAAACGGAGTTTTTAATGTTTAGCATTCGAGGCTTGTCCTTATAGACTTATTTAGTCTTAGGTGCAGGTATAGGTTCAGTTGGCTTTTTAGGTTTGAATATCCTATCCCAAGCTTCATCATATTGTTTAGCGGGTATCTGTTGTGGTCTTCTTGTGCTGCCTTTGCTCATTGTTTTATCCTGGATTAAATGTTTTCTTCCACTCGGAATGTGGTTGACGAGGTGCTACATAACGATCACGCTGTGCCAACATACGCTGTCTGCGTGTGCGGTTGTCCCAAGGTTCTGCTATGCCCTGTAAACAGGCCAATAGGGCATAACGTGCAGAATCTATACAGTCATCAGGATCACTAAAACGACCCTGTTCATCTACATAATAGTTCTGTGCTTCACGTAGAAAATCCACACAGTTTTCATTGACCATTAAAGTAGAAAATTCCAACATCTGACGCATTTGGTTTATGCCATAACTTTTATGATTGGTCACACGACCTTGACTGTCGGGAGGATTCATTATGGCCTTTTCATATACATTAAGTTCATAGTTTTCAAACAGTTCTCTTATGCTGGTTGAACTCATTGTATAACGACCCGGTGTAGAAGCATCTGATGGTAATACTATAGGTGTGCCAAATACTTCGGGTCTTAATAAATGGTTGATATACTGTGTAGGCACAGCTTCTTCAATGCCCTGCACACAGATCTGGCGATGTAGATAAGCTCGGCTTTCATAAGGATCCCAATACATTAATGTGATCACAGTTCTATCATTTACTAAACCCAAGTCTAATGCAATAACACGCTGTATGTTAGGCATTTCTTTAAAGTTATAATCTGCTGTGCGATATAAAGGCCATTCAGCCAATTGGAATACAGCACCTTTACCCATTACAGGCTTACCTGCAATACGTGCTTCACGTTCGTGTGGCAAGTAGTCACGTTCTAATTGTCTGCGTGTTTCCATCAATAGGAAAGGTTCGCCCCAGGGATCATATTCTGGCACATCGGACCAGGCCACACGTATAAAGTCATATCCGGATTCTCGATTCCAAAACTTACTGACCAAGCCATTGAGGCCTTTAAGCGGTGTAAAACTACACATAACAATACCTTGTGTAGTTGCAGTTCGTGTTACTATTTCACTAAAGAAATCATCTGGTGGTTGTTCATCAAACACAGCCAAGTTTAATTTAAAACCCTGCATCTGTCGAACTTCTTGTGTATAGTTGGCAAACAGCAGATAACTTTTCTGACCCGATGTGTGACGTATTTCTACACCCATACAGTTGGCACCATCATTACGCATAGTTTCAGTTATGATAGCCGACTTAGGAATAGCACCTGTGCCTAATTGTTCTGTTATCTTGACATCCTGTGTGCCTAACAATTCATTTTGTAAAACCATTGCTACCTGGCTCCAGCCTTCGCCAGCTACCATTGCTGTAATAGGATGATTGAATTTGTGTCCAGTCCACCAGTCTGGATACAGACCTGTTAAATGCATAGCAGTTTCATAACAGGTAGAAACTGTTTTACCAATTCGGTTAGCAGCAAGAATACCTCGTCGCATACTGTTTTTGGTATCGAAAAATTGTCGTTGATGTTCAAATGGTCTGAAATAGCGTAATTGATTATAGACCATATCCTCAGATACAGCAATGGCTAATTCTCTGAAACGATCCTGTGTTTCGTGATCTAACATAGCAAGACTTTCAGGTTTAAGATCGTGTTGATCACATACCCAAGTAACAGCACGACGCATAAGAACATTAGGATCTATCATTGATCATATCCTATACAACAGATTCAAATAATCGACTAAAGGTAGTAGTGTGTGTATGTTCATACCACGCTGCTATTCTTTGATTAGATATTTTTACATAGACAGGATCTAATTCAATGCCTATATAATCATAATCCAATTCTATTGCTGCACAACCAGTTGATCCAGAACCATTAAATGGATCTGTAACTATTGAATCAAAGTGATTATCGGGAAATGTTTTGAGCACATCAATATTATTGCCCTGTAGTATCTGATAGGTCATTGTGTATTTGATATAGGTTATATAAAGCCCGACTAAGATGATCTACTGATTCATCTGTAATTGGATCTGGTTGATCCTTGCGTAGGCCCTGTTGCAAGCGTTCAGCAATTAGTCTTAATATATGTTCTATTTGACCTGGAAACTTTTGTTTAAAAGCAACACGGTGAGCAGCATTGACCTTTTGCATTATGCGTGTTTCTTCGGCACGTTGAAGTTCACGATGTTGACGTGCCGTATCAATCATTTGATCACGCGGATTTTCTCTGTCCAGGTCTATCATAAAGTAGCCAATCGAGCATCAATATGATCCCAATCCATTAGTGACCAAATGCGATCAAAATATTCTTTTTTACGCCATTGATAATCTGGATTCCAAGCGTGTTCCCACCAGTCAATTAAAAGCACTATGTCATCGCGAATCTCGTGATTATGTATAGTTTTGATTTGACCTGTTCGACTCAGATAAATCCAACCTGATCCTTCTATCTTTATAGCTTCTTCTAACATTTCTTCTTTTAACACAGATAATCGACGATAAGGTTCTATTAAGGCCTTAAACACCGGTCCGGGCTGTGTAGTATTAGCGGCAGGCGGTGTAAATTGACTGTAATAGATAGCGTGTAGGAAAGCACCTGCTTCATTGAAGCTACGATCGCCTTCATTTTTATTAAAACGATCTACATAACCACCATACAAGTGTTGGAAATGATAGATCATATTTTCTTTGCTTAACACAGGTTCTAAAGCATCTAATGCATATGGTAAACGAATCTGTTCTAATTTTCGATTGGTTGATTTGGGAAACTTCATTCTGGATCTACATCCCAAGGATTCTTTAAGCTGCCGCCTTCAATTTCTGCGAATTCACGATCAATCCAAACTTCCCAAGCTGAACTGTTATTCACACGAAACTTCTGCATTATGCCACGCAGATTACGACCCATTGGAGTCAGTGTGCCATCACGTCGAACCATTATCTGTTCGCCTGTGCGTGGATCTATCCACTTGATATATTCAGGACGTGTTCTACCATACTTGTCGATCTTTTCACCTACAGGCACAGTGTCCAGGGGTCCTATCACTTCATAACTGACCATACCATTCTTATACTTGCGGAAGATACAGCCAACTTTTTTATCTTGAGCACGGAAGTCATCATTGGGATGCGGAATAAAAGGACTGTAGAATGAGTTCTGTAATTGATCCATACTGGGCAATCCAGGATCTCTTGCAGGCACAGGTTTAAGATCCTCTTGTGGAATCATTTCTGTGCGATCTACATAAGGGTTTTCTGAACCTAAGAACTTGGGATCTATATCCAGACCATTTAACACATCCATAGCCACTTGATATTTCAAACGATTAGCACGACCTTTTAGATTCAATACTATACCTGTTTCATCATAGACAAAACGTTCTAATTCTTTGGCAGTGGGAAAGTCTGTCATCAGACCTTCAATGTCAAATTGAACTGTTTCCACGTGAGGTTGAAGTTTCGCTACAGATTTTTTTGCCACTGTAACAGAGTCTGGTTCGACTGCAGAGACATCTTCTGTCCAGGGATTGTTTGATGTTGTTTCTTTTTTCATTTCTATTCCTTTTCTATACTACTGCAGGGGACAGGACTGACTGACTGCCCCTGCATTACCGCAGATACCCTTATCCGCGTGTAATAGGTCTGCGATACTTACCGCTTAGTCTTGATCCATCCGCTGTAGGATTACGCTTAGGACCACGATTGGCATCCAATGGTTCTACACGTGGATCTACATAATCACCTGGATTACGAGCCTGCAATGCACGTATCACTTCATCTGCCAATGCTTGCTTTTCACCATCGGTCTTTGATTCTACAAATCGACGACGTTTTTCTGCATTGCCAGTATTACCCATACGAGGACCTTGATCGACATTATGACGACCTGAATCTTCTGGATTATAACTTTCTGGATTGCGTGCCATATTATTTTTTACCTTTGTGTAATCCACGTAGTGTTTCAGCTAAACGAGCACGACGACCTTCTACACCAGGTTTCTTAGCTGCTGCTGTCAATTTCTTAGCAGGAATCTTTTCACCTTTTTTAACGTGTAATTCTTCGTGTAATGCACCAGGATACTTAATAGCTTCTTGAATCCACTTGTGTGCTTCTTCGTGATGCATTGCTGCTTGTTCGTGATGCCGAGCTGCTTTCTTCATTGCTGCGTGATGACTGTGTTTTTTAGTTGCCATTTTATTTCCTTTAAGGCTGGATCACTACTGGAGTGATATAGACATTAGCAGTGCCTGCTGATGTGATGCCAGCCACATAAACTGTGTTGGCAGGATTATATACGTGGCCTTGATTTAAGCTGATATATTTTGTTTCGCCTACTGGCACTACCCAACCATTACCAGGTGTTCCTGTGGTAGCAATTGTAGCAGCAGTAGTGTTAGCATAACCAAAGTTTAAAATAGCCACATTAGGACCGGTATTATCAACCATAAAATCACCGATCTGGCCATTCCGAATTGACACGTTGGCCTGTTGGCTCGCAGTATTGGCTGCTACTAAAACAGTGCGTCCATTTACTTGGAAACTGATGCTCATTTTAGAAAGGTCCTTGTTTTACGGCCACCTGTGTTGCCTGCATTAATACGATCTGGATCAGCAGGATATTCACGCTGGGCACCACCTAAGGTAGTGTTATTTTTGGAATCTTTTGCAGTTGCAGGTGGTTGTTTTGTTCGTTCTGCAGTAGGATTACCCTGACCCCGGAAAGTCATTGCCGGTGCAGCTTGATTACCCACGCGACCACCAGATCCATAGTTGGCACGGTCTTCTGCAGCAGGATTCTTTACACCGGACGCTTTTAAGAATTGATTTTCATAGTCTGCGTGTTTTCTCGAGATACTGGATCCATCGATACCATCAAAGTAATCATTACGATCACGTTGATTGGGTTTTGCGGCAAGGCCAGATAGGGCCTTTTCATTTTCTGGTCTCAGAGCCATTTTAGTATTTTCCTTTGCACATTTTTACAGCAGGATGATGATCTTCGTGTGTCTTACGTTCTCCGTGTCCGGCACGTAATGTTTGATTCTCTGGTCCACGATAGAAGCCAGGATGAACTTCACGTTCTTTTGCTGCTACTTCACGAGGTTCACGTAGTTCTGCAACTTCGCGATCACGTTGTTTTTGAGTGTCACGCAGGTCGGGTCTTTCTTCAGATTCACCTGCACGACTCTGACGGGTTTCTTTCATTTTACTCATCGTTGTAACTTTCCTTACTCATACGACTCATACGAACAGCGGGATGAAAGTCCGGCTTCTGACCTGAACTAACTGATTGTTCATAGGCACTGCCAAGTTCTTCAATGTGACTGCTGTGATGTGGAACAGATTTTTTAGCCTCAGCTGTGTGTCGTTCGCTATAGGCAATGGCCACTGCTTGTTTTTGTGGTCGTCCAGCTGCCATTTCGGTCCGAACATTTTCACCAAAGGCTTTAGGGCTGGTAGATTTAATTAGAGGCATCTCGTTGTCCTTGTTGTTGTTTATTTAGTCGAACTATCACCAGTCAATCTGGCCACTGCTTCTATAAAGGCCTGTTGTTTAGCTTCTACTGTGTCAGCAGAATCTTTTACTTCAACTTGATTAAGATCTGGCATTAATTTATTAGCCAGTAATTGATGATATTTCATTGCAAGATTAGAATCTCTGGATCTTGCGTTTAAGAAATCTTCTAACAGTAGATCTTCATATACACGCCCTGTTTGATCATATAGTTTTTCCAATATAGTCTGCACAGTAGCACGATCTATCTTGTTTTTACTGCCTTTAGGACGTCCACCTCCAGGTCTTGCACCACCACGTCCAGGTGATTTTGTTTTATATCTGGTAGTTTTTTCCGTCATTGCATTTCCAATTTTAATCCTGTGATTTTTTCTATTAAAGGCAAGTATTCTTTTACCTGGCACGATTCTCTATTTTTTATCGCTTGAAAAAACTGCTCTAATAAATGATAATAATAATTATTACCTGAGATTTTTTCTAAAGCCTGATCAAGTTCCGACTGAACTTGATAGATAACACCAGTTGATCCTGTTACTTTAATTTTTATAGGTTTTTTTGATTCTATAGGTCTGCTGGGAAAACCATTTGATCTATTAAGACTTCGGGGATTATCACGTGCATTTAATTTTGTTAACAGGCGATGTTCCAGGGCCATCATTTCTGATCGTGTGCCAGTTCTTAATATCTTTCTGGTCCAATTACTGGGAT